AGATCGCCGACGCGGGTAAGCGCTTCCTCGCGTTCAATGAAGCCGTGGGTCTGACCGACGCGAACCTCATCCAGTACCTTACCACGGTGGGTGACGTCATCTCCGTGACGGGTGGAGGGTCCGAGGCGTTCGGTCGCATCAACCTCGCCATCGGGCAGATCGGGTCGACCGCCAAGGTGACGCTGGAGAACCTCAATCAGATCGCTGATGCCATCCCGGGCTTCTCACCCATTGCAGCCATCGCGCAGGGTCTCGGCGTGTCGACCGCGGAGGCGATGAAGCAGATCTCGGCCGGTGCGATTCCCGCGGCGCAGGGCGTGCAGCTTCTCCTGCAAGGAATGCAGAAGTTCCCGGGCGCCGCGGGCGCGATGCAGAAGCAGTCACAGACGCTCCTCGGTGTGTTCTCCACGTTCAAGGACGTCATCGGGCAGACGCTGGCCGAGGCGTTCGCACCGGCCATTCCCGCGATCAAGAACGCATTGACTGAGGTCACACCGGTCATTAGCGACGCACTCGGCCAGGTGGCACCCGCGCTGGGTCGCCTCCTCGTCAGCGTTCTACCGATCATCGCCGATCTGATCGCCGGTCTCGCACCGGTCCTGACGCCGATCCTCGACGGACTCGCGACCGCGTTCGCCGCGATCGGACCGGTGCTTAAGCCACTGGGTGAGGCGCTCGGTGAGGTCATCCACGGGCTCGATCCGCTGTGGCCCGTCATCGGTAAGGTCGTCGAGGCGCTCGGTGAGTCACTTACGCCGGTCATCGCGGCGCTGGCACCGATTCTGCTCGACATCGCCCAGCCGCTTGCGGACATCCTCATCGCACTTCTGCCGATCCTACCGCCGGTCGCCGAGCTGACGCGCATCGTCCTGCTGCTCATTGAGCCGCTGATCAAGGCCGCGGCGGCGTTCCTCAGCTGGGTCGCGATCGAGGGCCTCACACCACTCATTAAGGCGCTCGTCACGGTGCTTAGCCTGCTACTCGACCCGATGTCCGCGTTCGCTGAGAGTCTCGAGCGGATCGACTGGGACGAGGTCGGTGACGACGTCGCCGGTGCGTTCAGCGAGGCGTGGGAGTCGGTTAGCAACTTCTTTGAGGGCATCGGCGAGTTCTTCGCAAAGCTTCCCGGACAGATCGTCGGGTTCATCGCGTCGCTACCAGGGCGATTCGTCGCCGCGTTCAACTTCATGCTCGACGCGACGTTCCGCGCGATCGGCATCTGGATCGGTCTCGTCATCGCGTCGTTCACACGGCTGCCCGGTCTGATCTTGCGCGCACTCATCGCACTGCCGGGTGTCGTCGCAGATCTCTTTAAGCGCATGCGCGACCAGTCGCGTGAGACGACGACCAGCATGATCTCCGAGGTCGTGGCGTTCGTCCAGGCGCTACCCGGTAAGCTCGCGTTCGCACTCGCCCAGCTCGGTCCTGTGATCGCGGCGTTCTTCACGAACGCGTTCAACCGCGGACGCGACATCGTGTTTGAGACCGTGCTCAACATCGTGAAGTTCGTGAAGAGCATACCGAGTCGCATCGGTGACTTCGCCGTTCAGATGGCGGCGAGCATCGTGAGCTTCTTCAAGTCGTTCATCAACCGCGCCATTGACCGGATCAACGAGGGCATCGCGTCGGTCGACCGGTTCATACCCGGCGATCTCCCACGCATCCCGCGACTCGCGCACGGCGGCATCGCGTTCAGCCCGGCGCTCATTGGTGAGGATCCGGGTACGACACCCGAGGCGGCGATCCCACTGGGTGATCAGCGGGCGATGGCGATGTTGCGCGACGCACTCGGGCATGGGAACAACATCACGTTCGGTCCGGGCGCCATCGTCGTCAACGTGCCGGAGGGAACGTCACCGGCGCAGGCGCGTAAGCTCGGTGAGGCGGTTGGTGAGGGTATCATGCGTAAGATCGATATCGTAACCGCGGTGAGGACGACGTAATGGGAACGTATAACCCACATCTCCCGTACATTCTCGGTGAGGAATGGGTGCCCATTCGCGATGAGGATCTTGTGTTCTCACCGTCGGTCAACGTCGTCGAGCTCGGACATACGTTCGGGCTCGACACATCACGACAGGTTCGTGATGCGCGGTTCTACACGCATGAGCTGTCGCCTGAATCCAGTGGTTTTCAGTGTGGGCAGATGGCCATCTACCCATCGGGCACGGAAGAGCTTACCGGACCGATCCAGCAGGTTCTCATACCGGCCACCACGATCGGCGTCACAGGATCAAACATCAGCGGTGCCAACGGCTCGATCTTTGCCACGTACTCAGGTGCGTTCCAGGAGGCGGCCGTCTTCTTTGCGACGAACGGATATCCTCACCTCTCAGGAAAGCGCATTCTCAATGTCTCGCTGATGTACGCCGGCTATGTGATCGATACTGATGCGAACAGCAACAACATCCCGTTCGTCGACCCGGACCCCATCACTCCCATCACGAACCTCTACATCCGGAACGACAGCGCTAGCACGTCCATTTCGTTCTCTCGTTACGCGGTCGCCAACACGGGTGCGTTGTGGCAGCTGAACACAGCCATCAACCCAGCGTCCAATTTCGCAGGTGTGCCGAGCCCAGGTTCGGTGAACTTTGGTGACGTCGTACCGTTTGCACTCACGGGCATCGGAACATCGGAGCGACTGCCGTGGACATACCCAGACCTACAGCGATTTGAGGCGTCGGCCGGGTCGCGTCTTCATGCGCACTTCTTGTTTCAGATCCCGTCGACGAATCCCTCTGTCAATAACTGCCAGGTGTTTGTCACCTCACTGTTCTTACGAGTCATCTACTGTGAAGAGCAGCGAGTGGTGATCGGCGGCAAGCTGATCAGTCCGTACGTGCTCGGCGCGAACATCGTCACTATGCGAAGTCTCGCACGCGCGGCCGATCCGGTCTTGTCGGCGGGAACGTACTCGGCGGTGATGTCGTGGGTCAATCCCGGTGACATCGACTTCGGTCTCGCAACTAGCTCGGGATTTCCCGAACTGAACGCGCTGCGTGAGCTATACGACATACCCACGCATCAGGGTGTGCAGGTGAACGTTCCGTTCCCACTGGAAGATCACATCGGTGACACGTTCACCGCGGAGCAGATCCACGTCTTACCACAGCTGTCTCTTCACACGTCGGGCGGACCGCTCACCGAACCCCACGTCTACGGACGGCAGGCTGCGGCGCACGTGTACAGCACCATCATCGCCTCACAAGAGATCCTCGTCACAGGAAGTGTGGGCGGACAAGCGTGGCAGCAGGCGCGGTATTACGCGCGGCGCTATGGCAACACCACTGTGCCACTGCTACTGTTCTCGCCCGACGCCACGATCAGTGGTGCGAGTAATCAGATCACGCTAACGCCCGGTGAGTGGGACGCACTACCGGAGATCATTGATCGCTGGAAGGAGGTGACGAAGCCCTTCCCCGTGGCGCCCGTGATGCCGAATGGGCAGGTGCGATGGCGGTGGTCCGCGACCGGAGAAACGGCCGGAAACCGCTGGGAGGTACTCGGCGCGATCGCTCCGGCGATCTCAGGCATTCCGGGCAACTCACTCAACAAGGTGCCCGCACCGAACCAGCTTTCACTCGCCACGTATGGTGCGCCGTCGCTGGGTGACTCCACCAATCTCGGCTGGGCACCCGGGTACTCACCGTTCGTCACCACTACGACGGATGACCAGACGGCCGACGCCGTGCTCATGTTCTCACAGGACCCACCGACGATCACCGGCTTTGCGATCAACCTACAGTCACAGTCCGTCACCGGGTTCACTGAGTGTACTCACGGTCCGTGCTGCCTACCGTCGGCGATCCAGTACCACCGCGTAACGTGGTCGCCAACGACGCTTCCGACGACCGGCTTCGGTGCGTACGAGCTGCAGCGTCAAGATGTAGTCGACGCTACGTGGCAGACGATCATGCTCGCCACGTCACCCGCGGTGACGGGGTTCAACGACTATGAGGCGCGCGTTGGCGTGCTGTCCTCGTACCAGATTCGGCAGCTCAACGTTCTCGACTTCGCGGGCCAGTGGTCCGTCACGGGTACCGGAACCGTTACGGCACCGGGTGTCACGCTACCGTCGTGCGGTTCCAGTAAGCGTGGTGTGCTTATCTTCACGAGCAACGAGTCACAGGACGGCGCGTACAACCTCGCGTACGCGATGACGTGGGATGAGTCGCCGGTAGAGTCGTTTGACTTCCCAGAGGCCAGCGCCGTCCAGTTCACGACCCAGCACGACCGTGACTATCAGGTCGCGTTCCACGGCAGTGAGCGCGGTGGCGAGACGTTCACGCGAAGACTCTTACTCGCGAACGCGGCGATCGCGCTGCCTCGACTCGCTAACGTAAGATCACTACGAGACATGGCGTGGGCCGACCTACCGTACGTCTGCGTGCGTGATGACATTGGCAACCGGTGGCTCGCCGCCGTCATCGTACCTCACGATGACGTACGACGCAACCGGCGCCTGTACAACGCAGAGATCACCGTCGTCGAGGTCACCGCGACGCCGAGTCCGGTGGACCCGTGATGCTCACCAACTTTCCACTCGACCCATACCTCGACATGCCCGCATGGCGCGGCCAGCGCGTCGAGCGGTTTCGGTTTGAGTGGAAGAATGCCATCACCGGAGAGACGCTCGGGTGGCTCACACCCGAGAAGGAACCGGTGCCGCTACTGACGCACAACACGTCGATATCGATCAAGCGTACGCTATCTCTCGACCTCGGCACGTTCGACACATCGCAGGTCAACGCACTCACTGATCGCATCTTACTGTGGGTCGACATCGGAGGGACGACGTACCCGCTGGGTCGCTACATGTTCACGTCGGAGACGGACCTCAAGTCGACGCGCGGTGATCGTGGCACGTTCCGTCTACTCGATGAGGGCTTCATCATTGAGCAGCAGATCTCCCAGGGATTTGCGTCACTCGAACTAGTTGACGCGGCCGTCTTCGACTTACTGACGGGTCTCCCACTGGTGAGTATCGACGTCGAAGCGACCAACTTACGCTCGACGGGAAGCTGGAGCGTCGGCACCAACCGTGGACAGATCATGGAGGCGTACGCAACGCAGGGCGATTACTTCCCATACTGGCTTGGGAATGACCAGCACGTACACATGATTCGTACAATCGATCCGGCGGTCGAGGTTCCCGACTTTGACTACGACGCCGGCTTCGCGATTCGACGTGACTCTATCAACATCACAAGTGACGTGCTGTTCGCGCCCAACCGGTTCGTCGTCATATCCAACTCGGGTGCGGCTGAAACCGATCCGTTGGTCGGTACGTACGACGTGCCACCCTCTGCGCCGCACTCCATCGCCCAGCGGGGTTTCGTCATTCAGCAGACCGATGAGATTCAGCTCGGATCGCAAGAGCAGGTCGCGGCAGCCGCGCGCAACATCGGCATCCGGCAGACGATCTTCGAACGCGCCACGTTCATCACGCCGATTGACCCACGCCACGACTCGTACAACGTTGCTCACCTTGCCGGTGATAAGTGGCTTGAGATCGCCTGGTCAATGGAGCTCATCGCCGGTGGCGTGATGGAGCACACGATGCGAAAGGCGTACGTGTGACACCCGAAGAGATCCAGACGCTCACGCAGTCGATCGTCGCGAACGCGAAACGACTTGGGCTGCTGTGGGGTCTACGTCCAGGACGTGTCACGTCGACGTCACCGAGGCTCATGGTGCTTTGCGACGGCGACGAAGAGATCAGCATTCCGTGTGACTCGATGGTCGGGCAGTTACTCGTCGGTCTACGCGTCTACGTGATGGCCGTACCACCCTCCGGCAACTACGTCGTCGGATTCCTCTCAGGCTTCGGCCAGGAGGTGTACAACAACGTCCTCACGGGCGACCCGTCCAGCGGCGGCACGACGTCCGGATCGCTCGCGAACATGCCCGGGCCGATGCAGCTCAACATGCGCAAGTACAACGAAACCACGCGGATACGACTCGGCATCGCCGGTACGTGGTTCGACGCGGCGGGCATCGCAGGCACGTCACCGCAGTTCGCCATCAACGTCGCGGGTGCGAGCTTCGGCAACGGCGACCAGTTCCTCAGCGTGTACCGCGCGACGCTGCCGGCGGGCGTCGTACGACTGCCCATCATTCCGATGGAGAAGATCTTCACCGGGATCGGATCGGGACTGCTGACGCTCACTGCACGCTGGGCGCGTCAGACCGGAACGGGAACACCGTCGGTCGCGGCCGGCACCGACATTCTCAACATGACCGCCGAGGAGATCATATGACGTACCGAATCACGGCGACGCTCACGCGCGCCGATGAGACGACGCACACGTCGACGGAGTTGACGGCGCTCGAGCTCGGCGGTGAGTGGGTGCTTGATCTGACGAGAGTGGACGATCCGACCGTGGTGGCGCAGCTCGTACTCATGATCACCCCGCTCGAGGACGCACAGTGATGCGGTGGTCGAGGTAGAATCTCGACATGCTCTACATCGTTCCGTCACGCGGACGTCCACACAAGGTGCAGGAGCTCATCGATGCGTGGGAGACCACGCGTCGCTCTGCGTTGCTATGTGTTGCACTCGATGAGGATGACCCGACGCTCGACGACTATGTGAAGATCCTCGATGATCCGCGCTACTGGGTGTCGTGGCGGATCGTACCGCGCATGCGGATGATCGGCACACTCAATCACTGGGCAACGTACTACGCGCGAAGCCACAGTGTCATTGGCTTCATGGGCGACGATCACCGACCGCGCACTCCCGATTGGGACGTGTGGATCGAAGACGCCGGTCGCCAAAGGATCACGTACGCCAATGACCTGCTACAAGGTCCTAACCTGCCAACGCAGGTCGCGCTGCCCAGCCGGATCATCACCACACTCGGCTACATGGCGCCACCGACGCTCGTCCACCTCTACGCGGATAACTTCTGGAAGCAGCTGGGTGAGCGTGTCGGCATCACATACCTGAACGACGTCGTCATTGAACACATGCACCCGATCGCCGG